GACAACTGTTGAAGTTGTTGCGCAAGCGCCTGTGACTGTCATTGGGAGAAGAAGTGGGGCTGATGCTGACATTATTTGACCTCCAAGTCAAAGAGAATTCTATGTAGATAAATCATACAACATTTAAATGTTGTAAAAAGTAACTATAAATAAACGAATTTTGAAGGCTGCCTACCAAAAGTGGTTATTTGGAAGCCTTAAACCAAGCAAGCACCCTTTTGCGAAGGGACAAGGATTTAATGTCGTTTGCCCTGACAATTGGAGATTGTTCAGCAATTGCTTTCATTAAATTTTCTGCACTCACAAACTGTTGCTTTGCCTCAGTTGCCGTTTGCAAACGATCGGTATCCGCTGGGCGAATAGTTGCCGTTTTCTTGGGCGATGGCGCCTTTTTTACAGCAGGTTTTTTTGCAGCCGGCTTCTTTTTTGGGGTTGTTTTTGATGGTTTTTTTGTCATATCAAAACCCTAGTATAAAAATTATTAGCCAAATGCAACCCTATTAAATTAGGCAGATCCTTTATGCAGTAGGGTTTATCAATATGTACACAGGTTTTTACGAGACAGATCTTGACAAAATAGCCCTTTGCGTTGAGTCTATAAAAACTGCCAAAATGTCGCTTATTGAGGAAGATGGCATTGGCTCAGACCTGAACATCAATATATTCGGTTGGAAAAAAAACGAGTTATCAACCGTGGTGCAACTAAAAGACACCTTTGAGATACCAAAAGATGATCGAATTGCGTCAGTCATTGAGGCTTCCGTAATCATGAGACGAGGTTGGGGGATAACGGAGTTCACGCTTGCCGCAGAGGGATATTGTTCAATCGCCCCAGCAGAAACAAACGGGAAAGATCTTGCTCAGTTATTCGCTCAACGAAATTCACCAGTTACTGAATGCATATCTTTTGTTCACTTAAAATCTGATGACCACATATTTGTAGCGATGCCATATCAAGTGCAACTTGGAAGAAAAGTGAACTTCGGTGACGCCTTATGGTTTGATGGCGGGAAAGTTATGAGAGATATTGAATACCCTGCTGCTTTAAAAGCATCTTTAAGATTAGAAACCGCTTTAATTGATGACTCATTAAATCGAGAAACCTACTTTGGCACACTTGCTTCAGCGGTTATGAATTGTGGTTTTGAAATATTCTACAGAGACGATATTTAAAATTTAGACTAAATCTTCCCCTACGATTTCTGCGTTTTCGGCATCATCATCACCCTCATTAAGGGCTGGTAAATCGCCTAGAAGTTCTTTGATTGTTTCTTTTGGCATAATGCCTGCGTCGCCCATAAGAATTAAAAGTTTCTTAGCCTCAGCCTCGGAATCAAATTTTTCAGCCTGAACAACGCCTGGCGCACCAGCCAGTACGGCGCGAATTGGTGATGTTTCACGAACATCCATCTGCACATTCACATTTGTTTGTTCCATGCCAAGAAGTTTTGCACGGCGATCAATAATCGAAAGAACTGTTGCAACCGCCTTAATATCTGGCTCAATAGAAACCTCAGTGCCGTCATCCATTTTGGTTTTACGATGTTGTGTTAGGGGCCAGATTGCAGATTGGAGGGCATCCAATCGTTCCAGTTCCATCTGTAGAACCTCTGGATAAATTAGCAATGCTTCTTGGCTGAGTTTATTTAATTGTCTTTTAACGGAATTTGAAACATTGGATGTACCGATACCAAACCTTCGGGCTATTTCTGCAATCGGAACACCAGCCTGACGCATTTTAAATATACGCAAATCTCGCTCAGCAAGAAATTCTCTAGTTAGACCTTTTTCTGCCATATCACGATGCTTTCATAAACTCAATAACTTCAAATGGGAAAACTTTACCTCTCCTCATTTTAGTTGGGAATTCCCTCAAGTCTCGCGCACCACGAAAATGACTAACATCATAAACGTATTCACCCACCGCAGTCGGGTCAGGTGTGAGAGAAAGACCAAATTCGGGCCAGCGAGACCATACGGCAGAACCAAATGGGCGTAGATCTCTTGAAGATGAAGAAGTCCCCAGTGGGGCGTGGTGCTCAAGCCAAAGCGAACAGTTGTAGTAGTCGCGCAACATATCAAAATATTTTGCCACCTCTACCGTCACGGCTTCAGATGTCCTACCACCTGGATCAATAAATGATTTATAAATCGGGCCAAGGAGGATTAGGTCTGGTTTTATTGTCTCAACCGCCTCTTCGATAATTGATTTATCGGAGGCGCGCATTAAATCAACGCCAGCCGGTTTTATTAGAATGTGGCATTCAGGACTGCCCTGAACATACCCAAATTTTCGAGCAGCACCCATAATGTTTGACGATGTCCGTCTAATGATTCTTTCGGGGTTTTCAAGATCAATGGTCAGGGTTCTTATTGGTTTCATCCTTGACAGGGTAAATGGATGAATGCCAAAAGAACTACAAATCGCAATCTGTCTAGCAAGCATCGTTTTACCAACGCCTTCCGCAGCCACAACAATCACGCGCTCGCCACGCTCAAGAACATTTGGAATGACCCAATCGTATTCATCGTTTGCATTCTCAAGAAGAAAATCCGACCAATTCACGAGTCTTCCTCGGTCAATTTGATCTTCGTGCCCAAAAGAATTTATCAATAAAGATGCTTTTGATAAGCGGACTGTTTCGCTTATGTCAATTCTGGTTAAAAGTTTTGAGAGTTGTTCAGCCAAAGAGTCCAAGGGTGTCGTGGCTTGAATGATCGCGTCGGTTTGTTCCTCTTCTTCTTCGTGTTCAACTTCGCCACTTAAAGGTTCTGCGTTTTTGAGTTCAATTAAGTCATCAAGACTTTTGCCGGCGCCAAGTAATTCTGAAACATCTTTAAAATTGTTGGGTGGGACCCAAGAAATAACAGTGCATCCGTTTTTTTCTAAAGTTTTTGCAACCGTTTGAGCATGTTGTCTTCCGACAATATCGTTGTCGGCGACTATCCATACTTGAGCCCCCTCAAGAGCACTAGTGTGGATATCTAGCCATTTACCAGCACCGTTAGGTGGTGTGGTGGCACAGAATCCCAACTTAGAGATATTGTCGGCATCTTTTTCGCCCTCCACAAGCCAAATTATTTCGCTGTTTTTTTTCGCCTCGATTATCTCTGGTAATTTATAAAGAATTTTTGGTGTGTCGTCTAGGGAAAAAATATACTTTCCCGGGTTTGCTGGATCGGGTCTTCTTTGACGGAAAGTTTTTTTACCCCATTGATCAACGAATCGCTGTTTTTGAAACAACAATTCACCCTTTTCGTTTCGATAATCGTATGTGGCAACCAACGATAGTTTTCGTTCTTCTTTTCTCGGAGGGTATAAATCAGTAACCTTTAGACCCACTGCTTGGCAGATCTCAACGATTGAACAACCTTGACCCCTGTGGCAAGTAGCAAGCACCTTGTCGTCTTGCCCGAGAGCAATAGACAAAGATGGGTTATTGTCGTCGTTACGACAGGGACATCTTGCTTCCCACCCATTACTAGACGAACGAACGCCGTTTAGTTTGGATAAAAATCTATCTACATGAGCGGGGACGGAAACATTAGTCATTTAGAGATTCTAATCTTCTGACCATTCTGTCAACCCGACCACTGCTCACCGAACGCCTCACAGAGTGAGACGACTTACGGTCAGCGGGTAAATGAATATTTTTTTGCCTTCTTAGGATTTCTCTTTCAACTTCGTTTTTGCCGCCCCAAAGTCCGAGGGGTTCAAAATGAAGCGAGTACTCCAAACAACCATCAACAACTTTACATTCCCGACATATCTGTCTTGCGGTTTCTGTCTGTAATGGTTTACGGTGACGAGGCGGAAGATTCGGGTAGAACAGGGTTATATCTTTTCCCCTGCAAGCCGCTTTTGCCGTGTCAAAAAAATCTTTGATACCCAATAATTCCATTTTGCCCCCAAAAGATGGTTGGTTCTTTCGTGGCTAACGATACACCGATATTGATAAAACATCAAACGTTTTTTTGGTATTTTCCAATCTTTTTTGCAAGTTCAATATCTAGAAAAATTGTTACATAGTTGACACGAAGAATATTGTCTTCGCCGACCTCAGATATCACTTCAACACTGTCCTGTGGACAACCTATTGCGCTAGCAATCCCTGCACGCAATTGAGCAACATTAACTTCCTCATTGATTGAGTCATCATAAAAGTCCCACACTTCTTCGAGTGTCGGTGGTTGAATAATGGTTAACGCTTTGAGTTCTCTGCCCTTTTCTTCACCAATCACACACCAAGTGCACGCAATTTTTGGGGCCGTTGACGCTCGTTTGCGAACTTCTATATGCCCACACTCAAGTTTATGATAATAAGAAACATCACCCCAAGCCCCCTGTTTGTCAATAGAAACAATATTTTTTTGCGGAGCAGACTTTTTATTTATCACACATTTATTGTAGTAATGTTGCGACTGTGAAAAAAAATGTAATGGGTTTAGATCTCTCATTGACGAGCACGGGGGTAAGCGTCGGTGGGTCAACTCAGAGCATAAAGTCAAAAAATAGGGGCGCAAAACGCCTTATTGAAATTCGTGACGAAATCGTAAAAATCGTAAAAAACGAAAAAATAGAAATAGTCGCAATTGAAGGCTATTCGTATGCTTCTCAGTATTCTCAAGCCCACTCCATTGGGGAACTAGGTGGAGTCGTAAAAGTCGCCATGAAGGAATTGGGTCTTGCCATCGTCATAATTCCGCCGACATGCAGAGCCAAATTTGCTACGGGAAAAGGTAATTCAGGGAAAATAGAAGTCATGAGCGCCGTAGCACAGAAAACAGGGATAATGTTTACAGGTACTGATGGAAGCGACAAATGCGATGCATGGATACTTGAACAAATGACGCTTACATATTTGGGTTTTTCTGAATACGAATGGCGAAAAGAACAAATGCTCGGATTAGATAAATGTGATTTCAAGGAAATAGAAAAGGACAAAAATGGCTAGGTCGCAACCCATATCGCAGGTAGAAATTGAATCGGAGATTATGCGCTTGTTGAGTATTCTTGAAGAAGAAACCGAGGCATTCGAAGTTCTCGCAGTAGATGCGGCAAAAAAAGATGCACTCATGAAAGGCAACTGGGCTAAAGAATATCTAGCCGCCAAAGGAAGCATCAAAGAACGGGAAGCATGGGCAGACTACAAACTTTCCGACGAGGCATATTCATATAAGATTAGCGAAGCGTTAGTTAAATCTAAAAGAGAAAAACTTTTAACCGTGCGAACATCGTTGGACGCACTCAGAACATTGAACGCCAATGTTCGCATACAAACAGGATTATAAATGTCTAATATTCACAAAAACATTGAGCACTTGGCTGTTTCTCTCTCAGAACTTGTTCACCTAGAGAACAACCCAAGAAAAGGCAACATAGACGCAATTATTGCATCATACAAAGAATTCGGTCAAGTAAAGCCGATCGTGATTAAAGATAATAAAGATGGAACTTCAACAATCATTGCAGGAAACCATCAATACGAAGCCGCTAAAAAACTTGGTTGGGATAAAATTGCTTGCGTCAAATTTGAAGGCGATACAGAAAGCGCTATTGCTTACGCCTTAGCCGACAACCGAACAAATGAACTCGGTACCACAGACAGCAACATGCTTTTTGAATTACTAGGAGAAGTCGGAGAACAGTACGACACATTGATAGATGCGCTTGGCTGGGATCAATTTGATTTAGCCGCCATGGAAGGCGAATATTATCAAGAAGACGACACACCCTACGAAGCGCCAGTCATTCAACAAATAGCAACGACGGAATCATCAAGTAATCCAACCGCCATAAGCACTCAAATGGAGAACGGCGAAACAATGCTCACTGCGCCCAAAGGTACAGACATACAACAAGCAGTAACTCAAGGCGCACCATCTGTGGTGGCAAACGGTTCCAAAACCATAGTTCAATACACGCTCGTATTTGACAGCCCTGACCAGCAACGAAAATGGTACGACTTTATTCGCTGGCTGAAAACAGATCCCGGCACGGATGGAGATACGACAGCGGAGCGCGTACTTAATTTCGTTGACGCACACGCAAATTACTAATTTTATTTTTTAAGTCTCCCCGTTATAATATTTTTTGGGAGAAAACCCATAAAACTAGACTATTCAAGGTAAATTTATTTGATGAACAACACTCCAATCAATAATCCAGGTAGGTTTCTTCGTTATGGTTCGGGGGCGTACAAAATTTTGTGTTATGCGAGATTCAGAAGAAACGAAGCATTTTCTTCAAACGATTACAAGAGATTTGTTTTAAACAATATTGACCCCAAGAGATTAGATGAATCCCTCCACGCACTCACCGGATCGGGCTATTTAAAAAAATACAGGCTTGAAACCCCGTTTAGAACAAACGACTGTGGCTCCATAAGATATGTTTACGAAATCACCCCAAGTGGGCATCGTGCATTGGTGGTACTAGCCGAACAGCGTCGCAAAAAAGACAAACGAACACAAAAGCAGAATAACTCCAACAACGGACTCGTTCGTTGGCGCAGAAAACAACAATTATCTAAATTTTCTATACAGAATAAATAGGAGCAAGATGGAACCTGTCATAATAAAATTAGAAGCGTGGGAATATGAGCACGCCTGCGATGTCGGCATACGCAGATATACCGCCAACTGGGACAAACAAGACGCATCGCACTATCAAGACAAAACACGCCAAGAAGACAATAGAACCGCACAAGTGGCGTCGGCAGTCTGCGAACTAGCAGTAGCCAAACACACCAACCGTTACTGGTCAGGTCATGTATGGCACGCAAGTGAACACAACAAATATCGCCATATACCCGATGTTGGTCTCAACATAGAGGTTCGCAGGCTCCGAACAAGAGATTCCGCTGCAGTACGCAAGCATCAAAACAATATTGAAAAACTTGTTTTATGGGTCGCAAAACCCGTTATGCCCGAGTTGCGAGAGGTTCATCTATATGGGTGGATTAGGCAAACCGAAGCGTGGGAGATAGGCTCAGTGTCAGACTACGATTCAGAAAACACTCGTTTGATACATATCTCACAACTCAATACTCCAAATTACCTGTAACACCCTAAACTTATACATAATTGCAAGTTCAAACTTAAAACTAGATATAGAAAGGCAGATTAAGCCAATAATGACAAACATAAACGAAATTGATCAGAATAATTGTTGCGCATGCAACGAAAAAGTAGATATTGAAGGCGACTACGGATGGAGCAACGTCAAAGAAGACTACCTCTGTCTCGGGTGTCGTGAAAGCGACGAAGGTTCTGTGTCTACGGTTCAAATCGTAGATGCAGGTGTCGTAAAAAAATATTACATCGGGAACCATGTACGCATGACCGAGTTCGGTGATGATCTTTACGATGTTGATTTGACCATTGACAGACAGTGGGTCAGTAGCGATGCGTGGCGCGGACATTACAACACCACCATCGATGGATGGACGGAAGTTTTAAACGGCTGGACAACAGGTGGGTGGGACGACCCGATTGCACAACGCAAAGTCACATTCAATGAATGGGCAGAACAAGTACTTAAGGGCGAAATAGTCCTTCCAGTAGCGGTGGCGATAATCGCAGACCCAACAAGCAATGTCTTTAGTATGGGTATCGGTGTTTTAACGCCAGACCCTGAAGCGTTCAAAAAATGGTTGGGAACCGAGTTCGGCGAACTTCATAAATCACTAACATAACAGTCCCTCGCTAGATAAACTAAACCGACAAACCATAACGGAGAAAAAAATGACAAAAATGAACTACTCGGGCAACCACTCCCGATACATCCCAAGCCACACAGAAAACGACAAATATCTTTCAGGAAAAGCCTACAAACCAAACCTCAACTCACCCGTCACCATCACCAAAGCAGACGGAACCAAAACAACCGAGAAAGCACTCACCCAACACCAAATAGACAACCTCAAAATAGAATACAAACCCAAACCCGGCACAAAAGCACACAAACGGATGCTTAGAAAACAAAAAATGGATGAAGGAAATCGCCGCGCGCAAAATTTAAAAACCGCCCCAACAGTCCCGCAACAGATAAACTAAAACGACCATGACCAACACACCAAAAAATACGCCCATGAACATCATGGAACAATTCGCCAAACAAGACGGAAACAACACCAACACCGAAGCATGCCAACACTGCAACGCAGACACGGAAATCAAAATCAAAGACGGGCTAATCCATATGACAATTAAACACGACGACAACTGCCCACTATGGACAACCATCCAAGCAACACAAAAATAAACCCATGACAACCACACCCCAAAATAAGCCCACACCTGGCACCGAAATCCTCCAAGAAGCCTACAAAATCGTCAACCAAGACCGTCAAAACACCTACGGACACCCCAAAGACGACTACACCAAAGTCACCAACATATTTGAAGCACTCACGGGAAAACAACTCACCCTCACAGAAGCACTACTATTCATGGTCTCAGTCAAACTCGCAAGACTAAAAACCAACCTAGACCAAGGACATCTCCACTACGACACACTCCTAGACACCATCGGCTATCTCACTTGTATTAACATGGTTCATCAACTAGAAAGTACAAACCATGACAACCCCAAAACCCAAAACCTCGATAGACCAACAAATCAAACAACTAGAAAAAGAAGTAACGCAACTGGAAAAAGAAAATGAAAAACTCCAAAAGCAACTCAACAGTCCCCCGTCAGATAAACCTAAAAAAAGAACTACAACCAAAAAATTTGTCGCAGGGCTACCCACGCTATAGGCCAAGAGCAAAAAGGTTGGCAGTCCCGTTTAGAAATGCAACTTCTATAAACACTTCGCATAACCCTTACGTCATAAGGCTTTTATCATGATGCGGCTTGTCGTGCCCTTGTTGTTCGCGATGGTCGTCCTGTATTGGATTTGCCAGTTGTTGTGGTTTGTGTTTGTTACACATTTTGTCGATGTTGTTGCTTCTTTCGTGATTTGTTTTGTTATTTTGTTTGTTTATTGGATTGTTTATGCCTTACAAAAACATTTCAGATCATAGAGAGTGGCAACGCTGTCATCGTGAGGATACGAAGGCTAAGCGTGAGAGGCGTAGAGAGTATGAGCGTGAACGCAAGAATCGTCAGCGTGTTGCCCTATATGAGTCGTTACCTGAGCCTGAGAGGTCTCGTAAGTTAGAGGCTAATGAGAGGCGTAGGTCTTATCGTATGCGTTGGTGTATTGAGAAATAGTGCTACGGGTGGCTACGGGTAATACTTGACATATACTTACTACTGTTATATAGTTAGACATATAACTACAGACGCATTACTAGACATAGGAGTAAAATGAACTACAGATACGACATATCACCTGATAGATATCCTTCTACTAAGTGGTTAGTGATTGACACAATGAATAACAACTCACCTGTTTCATCTCATGACACTAGGGCAGAGGCGTATAGAGAATGTTTACTGATTGACAAAAAGGGCACACGGGTAAAGAAATGAGACGCATATACAGTGTGCTACTTAACATCTATCTCATCACTTTACTGATCGCAAGTATGTTGTTTCTGTTTGGTTTCGCCGGCATGACATTCCCCTTAGACCAATGATAGACATAGCGTCAGAGGTAGAGAAGATCACCAAGATAGCGCAACTTCGTAAGACAGAGATATGTCTAGAAGATAATGGCATCAGCGATATGCAGTCTTTCGTTGTGTTTCAGAAAGGCGATGTGTTTGAGTGTCGTCAGAGTGGTGTGGATAGCCACCCCTTTGAGTCGTTGCCTGATGTGTTGAGCGACGCATTCAGTGATGGTTTAACCGAGTTTGACACTGTAAGCATTGTTGTGGATAGTTATGTAAGAGAAGGCACGAAACCACCTACCGATTATCGCAGAGGCGACCTTGAACGCGAATACAAGAACAACCCAAGTGCCTCAGTAGTTGAGGCATTGACTGTAGCGACCTACGGGTATCACGGAGAGAGTGCAGGTAGGTGTGTCAAATATGTTTACAACGATATAGGTTTACCTGAGTTCACTGTTCTCAACGATAGTAATGAAGCAGCAGTGAGGTCAGAGTTCGTTGATTATGTGATGTCTAAGTTCATTGACTTCTGTAAGAGGAATAAGACTAAATGAGTTTCGTGACTGGATTAATCTTGCTATTAGCCGGTTTATGGCTGTATCGCATGGGTGTTCGATACGAACGCAGACATGGACGCAAACGAAAATAGTGCTACGGGTGCTATCCCCACGACCGTTTAGCCAACCCCAAATCAAACGCCAACTGAGGGAAGTTGCCTATTCTGTTGTGGCAATCACGGCACACAGCAATACAGTTGTCCTCACTGACCGTTGAACCACCTTGTGAGCGACGCACTAACTCATGGATATCACGAGAGGGCTTACGGGCATAAGCAACTAAGCCGTCGTGTTCAGCAAATATAGGGCAAGCAACACAATACGGGTGTTTGTTGAGCATCATCGCGACAAAGATGCGCCTTTCTACATCGGCGACTTCCCGTTTGGCCGACTTTTGTTTGATTGGTTTTGTAGACCGTTTCAGCGGCGACCGTTTAAGTGGTTTACGGGGCTTCAACTAACGGCGATTCCCAAAGTTGACGTTGTCGTTCTTAACCCACAAAACTTTCCCACACTTCAAACAATCTTCTCTCCAGGGATATGTTTTACGGAACTCTTGTGGGTGTTCACATACGACTGTGCTTCTTTCAACCTTTTCGTTAGCCGCAACACGCAGGAACTCTGCCATAGAAATCCCCAAATGTTTTGCACATTCCTCCCACTTTTGCTTATCTTCGCTTGAAGCCCGGAACAAAACCTGTTCTTGTGCCGGCGAAGAAAGTTCAGTCCCGTCTATGTCCTTCTTTTTCTTGCCGACGAGCCTGGATCGAGTTGGGGCTAAGTTCTTCGCTGCTTCATCGATTGCGATTTCAAGATTGTCTTCTGGTGGCATAATTTCCTCGTTCATTGGACTTCCTCCACATATTCTTCTGCTTCCAAAACTGCATCGCGCAAACCTTCTGACCACTGAAATAGTAACTTTGGCGCCCATTTTGCGTTCATCCACATTGGGATTTCACCTTTTAGTGCCTGCTCCTCAGCAAACGGGTATTTCGCAGCGAGTTTTCTTTGAACCTCATACGACCGGTCTTGCCAAGAAGATTGTTCGTCGAGCCATGCTTTTGCCTGATCCAACTCATCAGTCCCGATGGGATCTTTGTCGAGCCCCAGATGGTTGGCGATTAAAACCACACACGACTGCGCCGGCATTAGTTCCTGGACGTCGAGATGTTCGGTGTTGATATCGGGGTCGGCGATAAAACGACCGATTAGTTCTACAAAGTCTTCGGGCATACGGGCGATGAGTTCTTTTGTGGTCATACAAATACACTACCTTATTCCACGATATATCACGGAAAGCCTTAAAATAGGGCGTTTATGGGCTTGACAATATAATCATACGGGTATATACTTATATGTATGAAACAACTAGACAACACTAAACAACTAGACCAAAGAGTTCTATTTGCGGGCGACATCCACGGCGACACGAAACACGCAGAGTGGGTAATTAAATATGCGAGCGAACAAGATTGCACACACATCATCTCCGTAGGCGACTTCGGATATTGGGTTCACCTCCCTCGTGGACAAAAGTTCGTAAACCGTGTCGCACAACTCGCAGAACAAGCACAAATCAAGTTCTTATGGATTGACGGCAACCACGAAAACCATGACATACTTCGTGACCTTACCGATAAGTTCGGCAAACACGCACCCATCAACACCCCCAACGAGTGGTGTCAATACATCCCTCGTGGGTGTCGTTTCACTATCGCAGGAAATACCTTGATGGGCTACGGTGGTGCGTATTCTGTCGATTGGTTAGACCGTGTAGAAGGCGAATCATGGTGGCGTGGCGAACTCATCAACCCGTTTGATGTAGACCTACTCTCACCTCAACCTGTAGACATCTTGATGACGCACGACGCACCGTATAACAACGGCAAGAAAATCACATACAAAGACGACCTACAAGTATCTATCGCACAGCGACATCTTGTAAAAGAAATCCTCGACAAGGTAAACCCACAATTCCACATTTGCGGACACCACCATGTTCGTGAAACTTGGTTAGACGGAGATACCGAGGTAAATGTTCTCGGGCGAGACGGCATGGGTGCAGACAGCGTGTTGATACTTGACTTGTCCCAACAAGACGACGAACTGGTGTCGGCGAATACACACGCGTATAACTATCAACTTGGTGTCGAATTCAACCAACTGCTAGAAAGTTACAAGTAATGCGTAAAGGCAAAGAACAAATGCCCCAACCACGTCCGAAAGACGAGTTTGAAACAGAAGCAGACAGATTACTTGCATATGCGCAATATGTAGCAGATACAAAATGCGGTGCAGTAGACCTCGGCGACTATTTTTATGAGTTCTCCGGTGATATCACACTTCTTGTGCAACATGACAGAGTAGTAGCGCACAACACAAAAACCGAAAATGTCGTGGTAGTAAACCCACAGCCGCAAGAGGCAACAGAAGCAGATTGGGCATGGGCAATACGATGAGCGAACTAGCCATGGAAGATCGCACTAAAGAGACACGACAACTAGCGAAAGTTTGGTATCGTCTCACAACACTTTTCCCGACAACACCCCTGATTGCGACTGTTAGCGGGGGCGTGGACGAAAGCGAAAAGCAATACGGTGCGTTCGCAAACGGTCAAGAAGCATACGAGTGGTATGTCAAGCAACCGTGGACTACGGTGCGTATCAGATTCGTCCCATTACGCAACCCGAATATCAAACGAACATACAACGATTTCTATAACCCAATGCGTCACGAAGACCTAGAAAAAGAATACAACCACGCAATAAAGGAGTAACCGTCCCAAACCCACTCACGGGTGAAGTTTATTGGGGAACGAGATTACTTAATTACCAAGCCTCTTCTTCTTCAACCTGCACTTGAGCCATTGGTTTCGGTGTGTTTCGAACTGCCCCAGTAGTCGCTTTTGCTTTCGGCGCATAACTCCCAGTTTGTCCTTCTGGTTTCTGCTTTCTAACAAATGATTCAATGTTGCCAACAGCCAATCCAATATTGTCCGCCAGAACCTCGACTGTCGATCGTTTTGCGCCGGTCTCCTTGTCGTCCCACGAGCGTTGTTCCAACCGTCCCGTTACTACAACGCGGACACCTTTGGTCAGGACGTTCGCAGCATCGTCGGCCAAATTGCGCCATGCAACAATGTTGAAGAAGGAAACCTTCTCCTGCTTTTCACCATCTGTGTCAGTCCAGTAATGGTTCACTGCGATGCTGAAAGCCAACTTACCAACTCCTGTTGGTAGAAACTTCAGTTCCGGGTCTGCGGTTAGATTGCCAATCAGCGTTACGGGTGATGCACTCACTTCGTATCCTCCTAATGTAAATCCCAACCCTTATGGTTGGGTAGTTACTTGAATCATAGTCAAGACGGGGCTAAGATACAACACATGAGCGCAACAACCCCGGATGAAGCCCGGCTTAAAGTCCATGATTTGCTGGTCGACATTCTTGTTTCCCTGGCAGTCGACGACGAAACGACCGACGAAGAAATCACTACCTTTGAAGAAGATATGGGAGGTGTGGCTAATTTGATGCTTGATTCGCTTGGGTTTAAGGTTATATCTGTGGACAACGAAGAAGGAACCAGATTTACAGCAGCAATCGAAATCATCGAAGGAGATCCGCTGGAGGCGGCAGATCTGGTTTAGAACGCCGGTTGTTCGGCAGTCCCGTCTTTAGCCAATACTTCCGCGATTGCGCGCGCAATGTATTTTTGGGAGAGTTTAAAGGTTTCGTGGTGGAGGTCGGAGATGGCGGTGGTGTTCATCACTTTGTCCCACATATGTTCGTCAAAAATGTTGTGTTTTGCCATCAACATTTCGTCTACATCTCGGCGTTCGGCAAGCAGTTCCACATCCCAATAGTGTCGGCGTTGTAGGTAGGAAACGATATGCGATGCGGCGATATCGTCGTCGGCTATCTCTCGGTATAACTCATCTAACACCTCGGTGGTAAAACTCATTAACTTGTCCTCTTTCTCTAAAGCATTCTGAACAAACTCAGACAACTCTCTCAATAAGTCTTTCGGGATGTTTGTGAGGGGTAACTCTATCTTTTTACCTATGAAATCGTCCCACAAACTGTCGTCCATAAAGCAAGAATACCACCCCAGCGTCGGGGTGGCATTCAAGTCTCATCAAGGAGATGTGAGATTTATGCGAGTTGCAATACTGCTTGCTGTGCTGTGATCTTTGCTTTGTTCACCCACGAATTTTCTTCAATGGTTGCCAATGCTCGGTCGTTTGAATCGCCTTTGCGATGATGGTCAAGGTATTCAACGACTGAGTTATAGATACTCCATCCGTTGAAACCGTAACCACCTGCATTCTTTTGTGAACCATACAACGCACGAATGGTCCCTGTGATTTCCTCACGGTTACGCCGTTGTGGATCTGTCTCCGTTGCCTTGATTGGGAAAACTGTGTTGAGAACTTTATCTATCCGTTGTGATACCTGAGGAACAGGAATCGCCAACATTTGTTCTGCCATAATCTTGAACGATTTTGCCCACTCGGTAGAGATTTGTAACGCCTCTTGTGCCGTGTTGAGGTATTCATCTGCATTGCGGGTGTGTCGTGCGGTGAATAGACGCTCTGCATCCTTGATACCCATAACTACGGTATTTTGACATACCGCCCGAACATCAGTATTTGCATACCGAATCGGCCAGTAACCGTCGTGTCCGTGCGATACGACTAAGTATCGTGCGATTCTGTCGTTCACGCCCGTTGGGTCAATTACTAAAGTCCCCAAGTCAATGCCGGCAAAGAATCGTGCTCCACCCTTGAGGACACCGCAAGTGTCAATAACTGCATCGCCCTTTGACGCACCCACAACTGCCATTGCTCGTTCAAGAACCTCACGGTTTTGTCGGACATCGTAACGAGTGCCTACGGTTGCGAACGGGGAGAACGAACCATCTTCGTTCATTCTTACGGTTGCTCTGTCGTCCTGAAGGACTACGGGTGTGCCGTCAGGGTTTCTGATGAGGTTGCCTTCGTCGTCTACGACTGCAATCTTGGTGAGCAACACTTGGTAGTCCGCTTGCGCCGCTTCCAACATTGCGTCAATGGTTTGAAGCCCGTTCATGGATTTACCAAGTCTGTGCCACGGCGTTTGGTTGCCTGCATACGCAAACCGTGCTGTTCCGTCTTTGTTTATCTCAATATTCGCTGCCATCAGAATCTCCTCGGTGTCTGTTTAGTTTATCCATATTAGTTTATCTGGCCTGAGGAGGTAAAACAAGCCTTATTCTCTAAACAAGAGCAAAAATTTCCAAGCCTGGAAAACAAGCAAAATGACGATAAAACCCTTTATTTACAGCCCTTTGCTGTCGGGTTCCAAGAACATACATTCCACGGGTTCCAGCCCGAATAGTCGTAAAGGAGTTTGCCCGCCCTGAGGTTGGTGACCGCATCAAGCAAGGGTTCCTGGGTGCAAATTTTTAGATCCCGGCAAATAGCCGCCCATTTGTTCCTGCTTGCATCGTAATTCACGCCGTTGATCTGCAGTAGTCCCGTGTCGGATCGGTGATTCCATTCGGAGACTCCGGTGATGTTGCAGTTCTTATCGACTTTGTCCCCGCCCTTTCGGTTCGGGCAGCCGCCTGATTCGCGAAGAATGATTTCGCCTAATTTCTTAAAATGTTCAGGTTCCCATCCGGCTTGGGAAGCCAGTTCAGGCAACCAACTGATGTCTCCGTGCGTGAAAACGACTGGTTTTACAGGGTTTTCCACACGGTCTACCCGAAGGATGCTTAACGGAGCCAGAGCAACAAATTGCTTCTTGGAAGAGTCATCGGGCGCTGATGCTTTAGCGGTGGGGGCCAGAAAAGTCAGGATATAAATAGCAAGTATCAGAAATGTCGCTTTGCGTATCAAAAGATTGTCCTTCGGTTATGGGATAGGTCTCGGGTCTCTTGTGCCCGTCTATGTCAAGTATTCTTATATCTCTAGTATAGCAAATAGGTGTCCGAAAGGGTGAATATACGGTGAACTCCTTACTGGCTAAGGGTTTGATGCACCTTCAAGTCCTCGCTGGGCGAACAAGCCGACAATCATTTGCCCAACCGATTCCTCCCTTGGAGCAACCATTCCACCCTCTGTTGCCGCATTAACCACTCCGCGTTTCCGGCTTATCAAGTTATAAATCTCCTCATCGACAGTTCCTTCGCATAATAAATAAGTTGCGGTTACGGAGCCCCGTTGGCCCAACCGATGACAGCGGCTATATGTCTGGTCTACGTCTGCTGGTGTCCATGGAAGTTCAACAAACAACACGTCCTGGGATGCAGTCAAAGTGTGCCCAGTCTTGGCTGCCTGTATCGAGAGAACAATTACCGGCGCATCTTCGATTGACATATCTTGGAAACGGGACTTTGCATCTTCGACTTCCGAAACCAGCATCCCTCCCTGAATTTTGAGCCCCCCAAATTTGTTGGCAAGTTCGTCGACAATTTCCCGGTGGTGTGCTGCAACTACGACTTTCAAGCCTGCGTCTCGATGGGATTCAATAAACTCCACAACCGAGTCCATTTTTGCCTTTGCAGCCAGACGACGCAACACAGAAATACGAACCAAGTGTTCGTTCGATTCAGCCTTGATGCGCGCAACAACGGCTGCCGACCCAGGTGATTTGCCAATCTCGACGGCAATTTGTTTGGCTCGTTCGACTAAATACTCTACGATGTCCCGTTCCGCTTTTCGATACTCAACCATCTGCGTTGGGCTACCGGAAACAACAATGTTTGCGTGTCGAACAGGCGGCAAATCTTTCAAAACCTGGTCCTTGGTTCTCCGTATATAACAGTTCCCACGCAACCTTTCATTAAGTTCATCGAGGTTGGAGTTGCCGCTTATGTTCCATTGACCAAATCTGTCCCTAAAAGCACCGCAATACCGTCGGTAAAAACCCCAAAGTCCACCAAATGTGTTGAGTTTCCCCAGAACGTCGAGTTGGCTCGCGTATTCAGCCGGGCGGTTGGTTACCGGTGTGCCGGTCAGACACAAAATGATGCCATCTAACGGGGCTGTTCTGGCAATTTTGACGGCCGTTTTGGTCCGCTGCGACGTTGGTGTTTTAACGTAATGCGATTCATCGAAGACGTAACTCCGGAACCCCTCCAACTGTTTTCTCCAATGAGAAATGTTGGAATATCCAATAACAAGGACATCGAAGTCTCTATGTTCGGGGAAAGTCTTTCGGTCTGTAACCGTTGCGATTTGCCTTTTAGGCAACCACTTCCCATATTCTTTTTGCCAATTCAGAACCAAGTTCGGTGGGCAAACAACTAGTGCAGGGTATGAGTTCGGTGTGTTTTCTAAAGTCGCAATCGCTTGTAAAGTTTTACCCAATCCCATGTCGTCGGCAATAAAGCAGCGTTTAGCCCGGCTAGCATAAACAACTCCGGCTTTCTGGTATGGAAGAAGTGGTAGTCCCGATACTTCCAAATCGGCTTCGGTCGATCGTGATTGCCGGACTGACGCATCATGTGTTTCTTTTTGTTGGGCTGCGAGTTGGCTTAAGTTGTCGGGGACTTGTTGGTTAAACTTATCTGCCCACTCAATGCACTCGGCGATACTTGCGACGGGTGCTCTCCACGCCATAGTTTTTGCGTGCCAAGTTACGCTCGGTATCTGTTTGACGGCTTTCACCTTGACTGGGTCATAGGCGAACGACATATAGATAAAGTCGGCTTCAAGGGTTACGCCGAAAGTGGGATTAAGTTTCTCGGGTAGGTCGAATGTTAAAACTTGTGAGTCTATGGTGAACCCATTACGCATAGCGAACTCTCGGGCTTCCACAACTGAACTCATCGGGATACGCCAAACCTTGGCTACCTTATCCCATTTAGCACCGTGTATTGCTTTTATTTGTTCTACCTCGTCTCGGTCATACGGCGAGGTAGAAATTAAGTCGTCATCGGCTAGGTATAAGTGTTTGTCTGCCACTCACCTAGTTTAGTCGCACTCCTCCATTACTTGCCCACCGTCGGTAAGTCGTAACTCACAATTCTCGTGCTCGGGTAGATAAATGTTCTGCCCTACTTGGATATTTGTTCCGTAGGTATTTACGAGGTTGTCGGTTACTCGTCGAATGTCGCCTTCGCACTTGCCCTCTGCTATGCCCCATAGGGTGTCGCCTTGCTGAACAGTGTGAGGTGCTAGTTCACAATTAAAGTTGTTGCTAGTTTCCTCGCCGATAACGAACGCCGCCGTTACCCCAATAATTGCCGTTGCTAACAATAGGGTGCTTTTAAAATTCCGGTTCATTACGCACCCACCTTTTCGAATGGACACTCGGCAACCTCGCTGAATACTCGCTCATAGAGTTCACGCCCTGCCTGCCAGTCTTGCCAGTTGCCGTCTGATGAGATAGAGACACAAGAGCCGTAGATATGCTTGGCTCGTATAAGTATCGCAGTGACTACGGCATCGTAGGGCTTATAGGCAGTCTTACAAAAATCAAAAGTGCTTGGCTCGTCTTTACGCCACTCACTGATTGACGGTATGCCTTCCCATATGAAACTCTCGTGCGCTAAATCATTGGGGGCAAGTGTGCCACCTAATCCAGTTCGAGTGCCTAGAGCATCGCCGTTAAGGGCGAATCGTGCTTCGTTGAACTCAGGCTCGCCCTCGCCGTAAGCATTACGAATACGAATACCGTCTCGCTCGCCTTCTGCGATAATTTTCTTTGCGTCTAGCGCAAGTAGCCCGAACATATACGCAGAGCCTGCGTTATTTCGTGGTCTTTCCCAATAGTGTGTGTATCCCATTACGCACCTACCTTGTATGCGTCTGCCAACTCGCCTACGCTGCGAACTTGAACTTCTTTAAAATATTCACGCAATCTTTTTGCGAAAAAATCTGCTGACTGTAATGCGTTTACTCCGTCAAAGATTGACCACTCACACTGTTGGTAGTAACCGTCTTTGAACGCTTGGTCATTGACATCTTTAGGGTCGGTTGCCAAGACTATATATTTTGGATATTTGCTCATCTAATTTCTCCTTGTTGTCTAGGTTTATATAACAATATAAGTATATGGGCTAGGTGTTGCAGAGTCAAGCACCCCTACGCATCTCTTCAACTATGTCGGATATCCCTAACTCTTTTGGTGATACTTGCCAGTCGGGGGCTTTACGGTAAATCGTATTCCACTTCTCTAGGTAATACGAATACAAAACCGAACCAACTGGGAAAGTCCAAAACTTCTCCGTTCGATACATCAAATGAATTGGGTGCGGCTTCGGGTCTCGGTTGTGAACTTCCATATTAGAAAACGGGACTATCAGGGTTTCATCAACGAACATATTGTGTTCGGGCCTGGAAAACTGGATCGCAGTTGGATCGAAAAAATAGTTCTCCGTCTGGATAACAATGTGTCCGCCAAACCCTTTACCGGGTGATGCGCTTGAACAATGAACCTGCCATGCATCGGCGGGCAGCCGATTCACCGGAACTCCAAAAAGTTCCCAACCTCTTCGATTAAATACGGTAGTCCCGATAGGAATCACCTTGTGGTTCACCCCCATCTCGACCAAGATTTGATGCGCGAAGTTGCAGCCCAGGATGCATGAATCTTTTCGGATGTCGTTTTTGGTGCGCCAAGAAACCCATTGTTTACTTACTTCATTTAATATTTCTATTTCAGTTGGAATCATAAAACTCCGGTCTAGTATCCTTTAAGTCTAACTGGGATCTCAATAAATAGCAAGTCTTTTAAATATATAGTCCCGAGGTGTTACAAAAACCAGAATTCCCGGTAGAGCGGATCAGAACGATCCCTCGCGCCCGCCCGCCCACCCAACTATCTTCAGCAACCTGAACGGTGGCGTATATAAACTTAAACAAGGAGAGGCGAACATTTGTTTGCCGGGTGGTTGCTTTTATACTCATGGGCATATATAATGGATATGTTAGATAAACCTAGAACTCTTTAAGGAGTAATAAAAATAGTGAAAATAGAAAGAAAGTCATTAGAAGAAATCTTTGAGCAGGACTCAGCAAGTCTTTTTCGAATATTGAAAGCAGTACAACGAACCGACGATGTAGTTCTGTCGGAACTACATCGAACCGACAGAACTAACCAGTCGGCTGTTTTTAAAAGCACATTACTGGAACTTCACCAAAAACTCTATGATCTGGAAGGGCTGATAATAAATGTTAATAGCGTTCTGCAAGTCCCCGAGTCTCTCCGGAAGGAAAGCGAGATATTTTGATGCAGCACACTTTGATACACCCAGTTCGTAACATAAGTAAGTAACATAAACATACTAAACATGGAGATAGACATGAAACAACTAACAGGAAGTTTTATAGACCAAACATTCAAGTCACTATTTGCGGAGCGAAACGCAAAGTACGGTGAAGGTTGGTCTTGGCGAAAAGAACACCAAGAAGAAAGCGTATTCCTCAGCGAAATCTATAGAGGTCTGAATGTCTTGTCGAAGTGGCAGGAAGAAGGCGCAAAAGGCGCACCCGAAATTTTCTTAAATGGTTACAGCGTTCACGAACAGGTGATCCCTGTCCTCGTCACCGAATACCTCGGCAAAGAAGTTTGTGCGAAACCTGAAGAACTCCGGGTGGAGACACGAGAACAAAAATTCAACAAGTTCTTGAAATGGGCGAATGAGCATCATTTTGAGCAACACACAACTGAGCAATTGACCGAGCAAAGCGGCTTCTCCTACCAAACCACCTTAAAGTATTTACAGGAGACCCCAACTTTCCGTAAACTCAAAAAGGGTTTGTGGGAAATCCGTGACGCAAAAGCAGACAGAGAAGCACAGAAGTAATTAAACATAAACAACCAAACAGAAAGGTAGACAATAAACAATGAAACTAAGAAAACAAAAGCGCACGTTCGAGACAACCTCGGTGCGAATTCATGAACTCCGTTCACAGATAGAGGCTGCGAAAGCAGAACTCGCAGAGGAACTCGCATACTTGGAGCAATACAAGGTTGACGTTGAGGTAACTTCTCGCTGTATTACCGATGAACTCGGTGTTAAGCCGATGTTCAAATGGCAGGTAGACGCATGGGTGTGACCAAACCATACCTAGTCCGTTGGGAAATGATCTATGAAGCGGATAATCACCTAGACGCAATCGCTCAGGCTTATGCAGAGATATGCGGCTTGGCACACGACCCCTCTCAGGGGGCGAATTATGTGACTGTCATGTATGACGGCGACCACTCCATCAAGACATCTATGCAAATAGACGAGGCGTTAAATCTTGTCGATGCACAAGAGCAAAGGCTTCTTGATCGTGAATAAGCGTAAGGTCGGTATCATTTTGTCTATCAAGATGTCCTTGGTAGTCCTCTTGAGTCCAATCCTTTTTACGTTGTATCAAATAAACAAGTTTGCGCGCAACAACCCTAAAGAGAAACCAGCAAAACCTTTCTACGAATAAAATAAGATAAACTATTAACCTAAACGAGGAACTTAATGAACCCTGTTATTGAACTCATCGACAAATCAATCAAAACCATCTCGGGTCGTGAACTTGTTGCGTCCTCGGAGATGGTTGATCTACTTTTAGATCTCCGTATGTTGTGCGAACTGCAAACTCCAGCAGCAGAACTTGCGATCGTTGGTGCGGAAATCTAATTCCGGGGAATAACCCAGAACTTAACAGTTATTTAAAACAATGTTGGTGCGTCGTCAAAGGCGTTACGCGATTCCGTGCATATTCTGTGGGCATACCCAAGCGGCATTGAAGGACTTCGAGGTGCGCCAATATATTTCCCGTCTTTGTGTTCTACCCAACTTACTATTTTGACGCAATAAGAAGTATTTACTGTTTCAAACTCGACATTACAAATAGAGCAGGAAACTTTCATAACCAGATCTTATCTGCTGTTGGGAGCCCCGTGCCTTCACAATAGGACACGGGGCTATGCGCCGCCACCAAACAAAAGTCAAACAGTCTTGATGTCCTCCCGGCAAAAAGTCCGGGTTTTGCGACCGCCCCAGCAAACACAGCAACGGGCGCGAACAAGCCCATATAAATACAAATAACCCCCACCCCGAAGGGTGAGGGCTTGCGTTTGGGCTGAGAAGTTTAGATTTCCTCAGCGATTTCCCGAACGATTCCGAGACGAACGCGCTCGGCTTCTGCCGCTAATTCCTCTGCGTGAAAATACGCTTCAGCGAACTCCCACGAGACCAACGAATCGCAACCACGATTTCCTACAATTCCTCCGAACATAGTAACTCCTTCTAGTAACAAGGGACGGTATTGCCCCTATGCAACCAACAATAGCCGCAGGGTGTCACAGAGTGTGACACCCCTTCACTAACCTGCATTTATGACTTATATATTCGAGGAGCGTGAAGCGCAAGTGCGACTTCACCATGACGGCGAGTGGGTGGGCTATGTCTCATACGACATTGACCTCATGGATACCGATTACATCACTATTGGTTGGGTCAAATCATTTATTGAGGGCAAGGGATACGCAAGGGTGCTTATGGAGTGGTTGTATAACCGATATCCCAAGCACATGATTGATTGGGGAGAGTGTTTGCATCCTGCGTCTTTGGCGTTAGCAGAGGACTTCTATTCTCGGCATTACGACCGCACTGCATATTTAGAACCTATGGAAATATCTTAGAAATATCATCACAACTGTTCCGACTCCAGGAGACTTGTGCAATGTCGGTAATGCGTTCAGAATGGTGTTCAACGGTCGTTTGAGTGCACAGCAGGTTCTCGTATTTGTCTCAGTTCGGAGACAGATACCGACGAGTCCCGTTATTTGACATGCCAACGGGGCTATAATTTTGGCAAAAAGTCGAACGTTCCCGGCAAAAAGTCGAACGTTCCCGGCAAAAAGTCGA